ACATCTCGGCAGACATTATAGACAGTGTGGGAACATCCCATTGAAGCATAGGCAACACCTATAGCTGCAGCGGCAAGTTCAGCAGGACCACGAGATCTCTCAGGGTAGAGAAGGTGACCAAGTAGTTCGGCTTCATTGCGATAAGCAATACCATGTCTATTTCGGTAAGATAGAACTTCAACATCATCTGGGCTAGCGCCATGTAAACATTTCTCAGGTTTGAAATTCGCGTTAAATCGAAGCAAAGCTTCATCCGCAAATCGGTGAAGAAAGGATGAATCGTTAGATTCAAACACTCTCTCGAGAAAAGCAACAAGACCATCATCGCCTTGTACTTTGATGTAAAAGTTGGGTGACTCAATATTAATACCTAGTGAACTAAGACAAGTTAGAAGCATGATGCAATTAGCAAATGAATCAAGTAGTTGTGTTTGTTGGAAACCAGAAGCAATTCCATTAAAACGCCAGCGGTACATTTGACCGGAGGAGGCACGGATTGGAGTGTTCTTCGTAGTGAAGCACATCCAGTCCCACAAATTTTGAATTCTATGTTCTGAAGTTGTAGTACGTTCATAGTTGAGACGGGCAGGTGGATTAAGATCGGTACAAGTTGTAGGCTCGTAACCGTCAGAGAAGGTAAACCATGATCTCCACATAATGTGAATATCATCGATTACTTCATGGAGGGCAAAACGATCGAAGCTTGACCAGTCCGAAGAAAGAATCGAATTGGGAGCTTTTGCATTAATTTCAGCATAAAGTCGTCGCCAGCCACCTTTAAATGTTTCTTTTCCCCAAAGCATTGGAGAATCAACATTACCGTTGAGGTATTCTTTTTGGAGTTGCCAAATAAACATATTTTCAGCCATTAGTAATAGCTTGGGCACACCGAATACTGCACGGAGTTTATCGTCATCTTCAGTTCTTACTAGATGAGATCTAGTGTGGAGGGAAGCATATTCATAAGGAATAGGCATACCGCCAGAAGTCCAAAAGTTAGGATGTTTATCCTTAATTTGGTGAATGAGAAGTCGATTTTGGGAGAAGATTTCATTGTAAAGATTGTGAAAAGTCAGTTTTCCATCAATGTCTTCGCCTTCGGCTTGTCGTTGTCTTAAAGCTTGGATCCAACACTTTTTTCGAGTGTACGGAGCTTCAGCTGAGACAGGGAGAGACCAGGGGTAGAATCGAAGGTCGGGAAATGAAATAGGTTTCAGAAGTCTAGAAGGACGGAAAAGGCGTTCAGTTACTCTAAGAGCACGTTGGTAATGCCAATCTCGTTTTAATTCATGATAAGGAACATCTGATTTGAGAAAATCTCGTTCGGCAGCGTTTTCGTCGCCAGAAGATCGTCGGTATCCATTTATAGCTACGTCAGCAAGTTCAGCAGGGCAGTGATTGTAAATAGCCCATTTAACTGTCTTTTCATTCCTAGCATTGGAGCGAGTGAGATAATTTCGATTAAACTTATTTCTATTATTACCTTGGATTGGTAAAACACCTAGTCGTTGAAGATTAGTATAAGTCATATTAAAAAGCAAGTTATTTCTTTAGGTCGCAAGAAAAATAGCGAAGTATAAACGTGAAACAGGGG